GGTAAGAATGATAGGTCATTTTCTTGTGTAAATACACCTGGTGAAATAATTTGTTCTGCCATTTTATATTATTTTTATAATGTTATATCTGATTGGTTGTTCCTATATAAATATGAAAAAAAACCACAAACCAAACTAATGTAAGCGATTAAATTAAAAATCTAATCGCTAATAAATATAAAATAAATTTGTAAAACTATTATGAAGGGATAAAACTACCTGTTTCTATATCTATACTTCCTTTACCATATTTAGATGTTAATTTTTTTGCTATAGAAACTTCTTTTTTTTCTAAATCTTTTAATTGAATTTTTAATTGGTTTTTTGTTTCTTCTAATTTAATTCTTTCAACTACAATTCTTCCTAACTGAAAAGTTACTGTGTCTAAAGATAATCTTAAATCTTTAATTTCTTTAAGTTCTTCTTCAGAAAATGAAGTTGGGGATGATTTAATGTCAGAAGGTTTAGGTATTTTTTTGTCTTGTATTGCCATAACTTTTATTGTTTATATATACATATATTAGAATTACCAAGACCCACCATCTATTGATCCAGTTATACCACCAGCATTTAATGTAATACCAAGTGCAACTTCTAACCTACCATCAATAGTTAAATCTCTTGTTTCTGATATAGATTTTCCTGCCTTTAAATCAGTTATATTGTCTTTTGTTAGGGTTTCTTCTTCAGGGATTGTTTCTGTTCTATATTTTCCTATTATAAAAGTAGTACCTATTCTAGAAGCTCCTACTCCTTTAGATGTTTTAACAAAATGTAAAGAAGAGGGGGAAAGATAAAGATCTCTCCACGGGTTTTTAAGACTACCTAAATCATATTTTGGAGAAGGTGTTACAGGAGGCATTATATGACCCCCAACTTCTAAAGTAGAGAAAGAACCAAATGTAAATTTATCTATACCTTCTGTTCCTACTCTCATTGTTCCAACTCCGGTGGAGCTAAAAAATCCTTTTTGGGCGGATATATTTGAATTAACATGGATTAAATCGGTTGTTGTATTTACATTAGCTCCTTGTAGTTTAAATATACTTTTATTGGATTTATAAAATAAAGTACCTGTATTAATGTTGATAACAATATCATTAGGTCCAAAATCTGTTTGTTTTGGGTCTTTGTATTTTATTTTTATAGCCATATATTATAAATATGCTAAAATGTAATTTTGTTAGATTTATATAGTTGATTCATCTAGCTCAAAACAAAGAACCGAATTTATTTTAGGATTACCACTCACATCTGTATTCGACTCAAGACTAAGTATTATCCTATCACCAGCGGTAAACATAGTGGTAGCATTGTAGCCAGTTTCATACGATATATCATTTGTTCCATCTCCAGGATCAGTTACAAAACTAATAACTTTATTTGTGTGTGCTGCTGGACCCGCACTTGCCGCTACTGTAGCGATTTTTATCTTACCTCCACTATCGGCATCAGCACTACTAGGTACTCTATAAAGTCTAAACTCCCAAGTTTTACCAGATAAAACAGATGAAGAATTTATTATAACGTGCTTTAAAATACCAGTTAATGGAACAATAGCCATTACCCCAACTTGATCTTCAGAACCAACACCAGTATCTCTATCAGCGTCACTTAAAGAGAAATATAGTTCATTTGAAGTATCAAGCGTAAATTTATTTGTCGTATAAAGAAAATGTAATGCCTTCTTGTTAATAGCCTCGTTAAAAGTTTTAACACCCGTAAATGTTTGTGTTGTTGTTAAGTGAGCTGTGTCAGCATCTAAATTTGCAGAAGCAATAACACCTGTTAAAGCTGCTGATCCATCAAAATTATGTCCAAATATAGCTCTTGGCGTTGTTAATGTAGCAGCACTCGTTGCTGTGTCAGCATTACCTTCTAATGCACCGTCAAATTTAGTAGCTTCAATTTCTCCTGAAGCTTTCATTATAATTCCATCTCCAGCACTTACTCTAAATGTTACTTGGTTGTCTGTAGTAAAATCAATTAAATTGTCAGCATCTCTACCTACTTTAAGGTCTGTTGCAAATTTATTACCACTAAAACCAGCATTTGCATCTACATAAGCCTTTACATTACCTTGTGTACAAAGTACTGTGTCTGATGTTCCTAATGAGTCATCATCTGTAATAGAAGTTACTCTTGCTCCTGTCCCCCCTAATCTTATTCCTGAATCACTTATGTCTAATCTTGAAGAACCTCCTGTTTGAAAATCTTGAGTGTCTGTGTCAAAAGATATTAAATTATTTAGATCTCCTGCATGTACAATATCATCACCAATAGATATATTAGCAGCATTAATATCACCCAGATTTACTGCCGATGCATTTCTTAATTCTAATGTTTTTCCTGAACCAACAGTAATATCACACCCATCAATAGTTCCACCATTTATGTCTGTTGTAGTTAACACCGAACTTGCAAGTGTTACAATTCCTGAAGAATCAGCAATTGAACCTGCTGCTGTTCCATCTTTAGCTTTTATATTACCTACTTCAAGATTAGATGCTTCAACTGTTGTAGATTCTATGTTAGTTGAGTATAATGTAGCAGTTGTAAATGTTAAGTCAGAATCATCTACTAACAAACCGTCTGTTCCTACAAAAGCGACTCTACCTGCTGTTAAATCGTCTGCTCTTAAAGATCCACCTTCTACATTTCCACTTGCACTAACAACACTGGCTGTTACCATTCCAAATTTAAAACTACTTGAAACTGATGTTCCCCCAGTAGAACCATAATATAATGATCCTTCAGTAGTATTGATTGCTAATTCTCCTGCTGCTAATGAAGAGGGAGTTCCTGTGTTTTTATTTTTAGTTATTATTGTACTTGCCATAATTTTTTTATTCTATTATACATATTTACCAAGTTCCTCCATCTATTGTTCCATTATACCCACCTGATTGATCTATTGTTGCTGCTGTAGATCCATTTTGGTCTACAAAAGAAATAATATCTTCATTATTATCTCCTAAAAATATTGAGGGTGCTGTAACACCAGTTCTAAACACACTTAGATGTGGTGTAGTAGATGTTGCATTAATAGGGAGACTAATTACAGGAATTCCTTGAGTTGAAGAAAGAGAAGATAATTTTAAAGATTCAAAAGAGGGGGTTGAAGTTGTAGAAACATCCTGCATTGATGCTACATATCCCCATTCGTCAGCACTAATGTCTGCAGATCCTATTTTTGCAATTTCTAACCATTCAGTTGACGTTATGCCTGCTGAACCTATTGTTTGTAATGTTTCTAATTCATCAGAATCTAGTATAACACTACCTGTACCATCTTGTAATGAGCCATTATCAAATTGTATTATCCTTTGATAAGTATCTTGAATATTTTGGCCTGTTAAATCTGCCATCTATAACTTTTATTTTTGGTTCTCTAAAACCTTTAATACTCCCCCGATAATTTGATCAGGGTTTTGAATTTTTTTATTTTTTAAGTAAGTACCTACTATATTATTTAATTTATTTTTCTTAAAAGTTATATTATTAATATTAATGTCTTCTTTTATTAATAATTTAAATAAATTTATAATATGTTGTTTTTCAGTAAGTGTTATTTGTTTTTTGTCTCCTTTAACTTTAACCCTAACTTGTTTTTCAACAATTGGTTTTTTAGTTGTTTGAGATTTTACTTCAACTGTTACTTTCTTACTTGTGTCTACTTCAAAGTCGCTTTCCCATGGTGTAAAAAAAGTATCTTCGGCAATCACTTCTAATCGTATATTTCCTTTTGTGTCTTCGTCTATTAAACCTTTTAATTTTTTAATAGGAATTTCACATTTACCTCCTTTAGAAATTTTACCATTAAATAATAATGAATATTCAGGGGTTTCTATTACTAATCTTGCTTTAGATTTTTTTAGACTTGCCCCCTGCAGTGATATACTACATTCAAATAATTCTGTTTTATCGGTAAATAATTTATACATGTTTTAACAATTACATGCTTGTATTTGACACGCTGAATATTTGGCTTTGGCCATTTTTGCAATAAATGCATTTGCTGGTGATAATCCACTGTTTTGTCCCGCTGACCATATGTCATTCCAATTATTATATGGTCCAGTTTGTGGGGTTGGGGCCCCCGCCATAATAGAAATAGCTTGTTGTTCTAGATTAGTTGATGGCCATTGGTAATCTCCACAATCTCTATTAGTTATCCAAGTTGACGCCCAATTTGCGTTAGGGTTTTGGAACCATTGAGTAGCACAAGCTGAAGCTGGTGTTGTGTCGCATGAAGTTGCGCCTGTTCCTCCACAATCAGGATCATTAGAAGGATCTCCCGCGGGGTCTGGTGCCCAAGTAGCTCTATAAGACGGTGGAACAAAGCTATCTCCCTGCCCCGTATGTGTTGGATTTGTTAATAACTGTACTACAACTGCTTGAACTGCATTAGGACTAGAATAAAAATCATCTAACCCCCAGTTAAAAACCTGTTGAGGGGCAGTAACTGTAAGTATATCTCCTATTTGAGTATTATCTCCTGTGTGTGCAAATTTTAGGGATGCCCCTGTAATGTTATTTCCTAATCCTTGTGCATCTCCAGCACCAGAAGCGCCACAAAAAACAACACCAACCCTACGACATCCCTCTGGAGGACAATTATTTGGAGTTGGGGGTACATTACTGTAAACTGGTTGCTCAATTATTAATTCTTTAATTGATTCTCTGATTATTTTTCTTAATTGTGATTTTTTCATTATTTTATTTTGTTATAAATATTAAATAGATACATTTTCAGCAATCATTTCTGTACCTAGTACTTCTTTAACTGCTATCCTAATGTCTGTAGCCTTAATTTTATATTGTTTAATTTCTTTTTTCTTTGATTCTGTTATTGTGTTACCGTGTACTTTTAAAATTAATTTTATAAATTTCTTTTTCTTTTCTTCATTCCATTGGGGCCATTCTTCTTCACCTGCTGCTGCGGCTAATATTAATCGAACATCATCCCATGTGTATTGATTTGAGTTCCATAAAAAATTAGCTTGGTCCCATGTTAATATTGGATATGCCATTTATTATAAAATTACAAAGTTGTATGTAGCTGCTCCTCCGAATGGAATACTGAGACCAGCCCCATCAGAACCGTATGGTTTTATTGCAAAATAACCAGCTCTCACATCATACACCATCAATTGTATATGTTCTGCAGATACATGGGATGCTGCTTGATTAACAATTATTACACTAGTAGTTGTTATTTGGGGATTTGATACAATCATATATTCATTTTGAAAAGTATATTTATTGGATATAGCAGGTAAACTAGAGAAAGTTAGAGTGAAGCTTCTTCTAGCTGTAACTTGTGTGCCTGTATTTGACCATACTACATTAGTGTTAACAGCCCCATCAGTTGCGTTAACTCCCAGAGAGGCTGATATTGTAGTCTGAGTTCTTACCGTTGAGGTAAAAACTGCATTTGATGCTGTTAAATTTCCAGAAAGTGATATTGTAGAACCTGTTATATTTGTGGCGTATGTAGTATTTCCAATTTGTACCCCTCCTGTAGAACCAAATTTTGCTCCTTGAATGTTATTTGCCTTTATTACTACATTATCACTAGTAAATGATATAGCTGTATTTTCATCTTGTGCATGTTCTAATCGAGTAGCTACTTCAACTCTACCAAATGAACCTGTTGATGTAGCGCTTCCACTTATATGACCTGAGGCTGTTACGTGAAGCCCTGGTGCATCGCCAAGAATAAGAGATGATCCGGTTATAGTTGTAGTGGTAAATTTACTTCCGACTATTGTTTTGTCTTGGTTTGGTTTATATCGTAATAAATTATAACCATTAGAATGGTATTTGTCTGCATATAAATTACCACTTGCACTTATATTACCTGTTGCATTTATGTCTCCCTTTACTTCTAAAGTTTTACCAACTGTAAATGTTGTACCTATTTTCATAGAAGCTATCCCATTTCCAGGTAGATAAAGTTGTTTAAGTGTTATATATTCTATTTCAGCTGATGAAGCACTAATAGTACCTTCTATAATTTGTGTACCTGATTCACCTAAACCAAATTGAGAATCTATTAAATCTACATACTGTCCTTGTGTTGGTATATCTCCTTGTTCGAAATATGTTTTTAATACTGTTTTTGTTACTGTTGCCATTTTATTATGCTATTTGATTTGATTGTCCTATTATTTGGAACCCTACTCCATCTCCTGTTTGTGTTATGTTTTGTGCTAATGGTGCACTTCTTACTTGTTCTCTTGTTTTTCTAGTTCTTGGATCTGGTGTTGAAACTATCTCTGAACCAAAAGATATAATAGATCTACTATAAGTTTTTAATGTATTTTCACTAGCTAATTTTTTATTTAAACTATCTGGTACTAAATATCCTTGAATTGTTAAACCAAAATTTGTTTTTATAACTCTATTATCACCTTGAGCTACTTCTACTGTGTTATTATAAGTGTCTATTTTTGCGTTAAATTTAAATCTTTCTGGATCCCCCCAATATGAATCTGAAGTATAATTGATCATTTCAATTAATTTATTCATTTGTGCCACATAGTCCGTCCATATAGTACAAGTGTATTGTATAGTAACATAATCAGGAATTACTACTGCGAATTTTTCTTTTTGTGGTGTTCTTCCTTGTAATACTGAGAAATTATCATACCTATTTCTGGTTGTATATTTTTCTTGGAATGTATAAAATAATTGAGGGTTATTTGCATCCATTTTATTACCCAAATCCCTACGTTTTTCAACACTGTCTCTTTTAAACATAATAAGGGGTGTTTGGATTTTACCTTCTTTATCTCTAAAATATCCATCTTTTTGAACTCCCTTCCATCTTTCAGGTGAACCATACATTATAGGAACTGGTGTTCTGTCTCCATTTAAAATAACTGTAGGTTTGATTACATTATTAAAATAATATGCTATAGCTTCATCATGGTCTTGTAAACCAATAGACACATCTTGTACTGTGTCGTCTTTACGAGAAGTATGAGTACCTCTATTTGCACTAGCTCTATTATCCGGATTTGGAAAATTAACAGTAGGAAAGCCTTGGGGTTCAGGAAACTTTTCTGAATCCTGACGGAAGTTAGCTGATAAATTTTCTCTTAATCTATCATAACCATCAGCTGGTATGACTCTTCTAGGATTTATGTCTTTTCTTTTATGAGCCATTTTAACTGTTTGCTATTCCTCCATCTACTTTAGTAGTTGTTGGATATTTTCCTCCTCTTAAAGGAATTAAATTTAATTTTTCTACTCTAGATATATGAGTATTAATTATAATAGAAAAACTATCTCCATGCTCTGAAGTTTCTTGTGATAAGGCATAATCTGGGTCTC